TCCATGTATCATCGTTCAAAACTACTACATTGTAAGCTATGTTGTATAAAATGTTACTTGCAGCTTGTTTTAAAACACCCTTATAAAAACTCAAAATAACTCTAGCGACCATAATTTGAACTTGAACTCTCATGTTCTTATCATACTTTCCTATATCACCAGCCCAACATTTGCCAGTAAGTAAAAGGTTGTGTAACCTCTCCCATTCAGCAAATGGATTAATTCCTATCATTATTTCGTTAAACCAGCGTTCATGTACAATTTTCTTAGCCATTTTACCAAAACACTTTTTCGTCAAAACTTGCATTGTGACAGGACTAATACGAAATGATCTTGGTTCTTTCTTTTCATCATTTCTTAACTCATCTTTAAGAGTCTCAAACCACGCTATATCGCTAACATTAACATCTCCTGTACTCATCTTATTTTCAAACTCATAGTACACTTTGGCAAAATTTTCCTTAAAGGTCTTATTCTCAAAATCGAAACAATCTAATTTAGATTTAATTGGAAAAATACCATTTGATGATTTTTTATTAATAGGAGCCAACAGCTCATCACCTCCAACAATTTCTTTTTCAGTTAAATCATCAAAGTCGCAAAAATACTGTTGTATTACTAACTCAGCATAATTAAGAGCTTCCTGATCTACGGGTCCTATCAATGTCCTGCTCGGTTTTCCAACATCTTTAACAGTGTGTGGACCATAAATGGATAAATTAGCTGGCTTACGTGTCACTTCAAATAGATTATATAAGGGTGTTTTAACATAATTACTATTTTTAGGTACATATATAGATAAATCGGTTTTAATTTTCAAACCACTACACTCTTCATACTCTTTACTGCTAATATCCACATTTATTTTTAAACCATTATCTGGTAAATCCAATATATAAAAAATGTCACTCCTACAGGATTTATCCCACTGTAACGAGGCTCCGATATTCATTCCTTTATGGCCCGCCACATGCATGCCTACTATTCCGCCAGTCGCTGTGATTAGTAAAACTCCACACATACCAGCAAAATGCAAATCTTTATAAACGACTGGATCTGCAACTTGATTATTAATGTCTCCAACTGGATAAATAACTGTATCTCGAAATGTTCTATCAATAATCCCTTCCAATTTTACAACTTCATTTGGAAAAACTAAACCAACTACTGGAGATGGATCAACTTTAAAAGCACTTGCCAATTTTGGAAAAGGGGTTGGATACCCATCGCTAAGGCTTAATATTGCAACATCATTTTTAACATTCGTATACAACACTG